CTCATCCTTCAGCGAGTCCCGGGCGGCGCCCGCCGCCTCCAGATCCTCCGGAGTCGCGAACTCGCCGACTGCGTTCATGGCGACAAGATCTCTGACAAGCCATTGACAGGAAAGAGCCTGTGCGGTTTTCGTATCGCCGGCTGAAGCATATCCGACATACCTTTGCGAGAGCATCTTGCATTCCTCCTCCTTCTCGAAAAGATCGGAAGAGAACTCATCGATGACCTCATCGATGACTGTCACCCCTTCCGTCCTTGATGAGTCCGCATAAGGTATGAACCTGACATGTTCAGCAGCCATATCGAAATCGAAGCATCCTTCGACCAGCGGTTCGAGCTTACGGAAGAACTCCTGCACCGACCAGTGCGGCATAAGAGTCGCCCATCTGTAATCCCACGTATGCGGGACGGCATTGCAGACGAGAAGATCGTACCATTTCGAATCCTTCCAACTTGAGAAATCGCAAGAAAACCCGATGGCGCCGCAGACCGCCACGGCGATATCATACAGATAGGGCATCCAGGAAAGCCCGTAGTTATAATCCTCAATACCCTCCGCCTCGTCAGGCTCCTTCCATACCTGGTCCGCTCCGGGCGACCATGGTCCGGGAGGTCCGGCAGCCTCCTCCGGAGTGATCAATCTGGTATTGTTCTGAATATTCCCGGTTCCGCAGTTGACCCACGGGATCGCCACCATGTCCATGCCTCCGGAATGGCCGGCCCAGGCCTTTGACACAGGCACGTCGCGGCAAGCAGTCAGACCGGCGGGCACCTCACCGAGATCGAGATTGTTGATAAACACGTCATCGAGATCCGAATAATAGTTCTCGGCAGATCTGCCGGAAAAGAACTGCACCTTGCACTCCTCGTCAGAAACTCCGGTAATGATGCCCGAGCCATCGAATACATTTCTTCCGGCCACGATCTTCATGTCGAACGGACGTGCGACAGCACTGTGCCCTGGGCGGTTGATCCTGCCGAAAATATCGAGATTGACCGGGCATCCTCTCAGCGGGAAAGCGATATTAAGCGTATAATCGTCAGCGTCGGAAAAGAGTCTGTTTTCCGACACGTAATCAAAACTGACATTATCCCTGAGCATAGCCGGACGGCCATTGATAAAAATCTGAAGCCCCATAAAGTAAAAATAATAGTGCAGATCAGGATCTGCAACTGTTCTTAAACTCCTTATATTCCCTGGCGAGCGCGTCAAGTTCGGTAAGAGCGCGATGCAACGGTGCGGCCAGCACCCGTTCTTCCGCAGTGATATCACCCTTTGTGAGAGCGCGAATCTGGACATTGACCGACTTGCGGACATCCGCCGGCGACGAACCCCGGGATGCAAACATATCCTCCCGGTCAGGTTCGGCGAACAGATCGGGGTATACGTCGGCGAGCCATGACTTGACAGCCGAAAACCAGATCACCGCCGCCGGACGGTGCCAGTTCCGGATCTTCCGGATCCGCGGCCACAGCGTCCTGACGATCCTGTCGGCGAGTTCGGGCTTTCCGGTCGATACATAACCGGCATAAGAACTGTCAGCGGCGACAAACGCGCCGAACGACAGATCCTTCAGCCTCAGATCGACAGCCGATTTGTGGACCGTGCCTACAAGATGTCGGAGCGCGTCGAGCGGCGCCACCTCATGCACCCACGCCACCGAGTCGCACGCCAGCCCTCCGGCGTCATGGCGGAGCATGAAGATCCGGCGTCCGGACTGCACGACCGGGCCGTCCTCTCCCGAAGCGGCGGCGATGGCCCGAAGCCGAGCGAGCCTGAGAAACAGTATAGAGTCGAAACAGTCCGCCGGAATATCGGCGGCAAACAGCGAGCAGACCAGCCGGAACTGTCGCGGCGACAGATCCGCCCACTTCGACGGGACATTCACGCGCAGCGGCTCAGAAGAAAAAACCGCCAGAATCTTTTTTATTCTCATAAGGAGCAGATTTGAAAGCTTTGAAAAGCGGCGACATTCTCCAGAGAGCAGCCACCCGAGAATCATCGGCCATGTCAAGAGCCGAGCGGATCAGGGCGAAAGCCTTGCGGTAACCACCGAGACCATCGATAATGTCGAGAGCGGCAGTCCTGACAAGACCGAGGATCTCAAGATCCTGACCGGATACCACCTGGCCTGACGCCTGACGCATTGCGACAATGCGCAGTTCGTGCATAGCCTTCGAAGAAAGCACCTTCACCGCGATCTCCGATTCAGTCACAAGCAACTGATGCAACCGGGCGATATAATGGAAGAACGGATGCACTCCGGCAGGGCAAGTCTGGGTAAAGTCACGCGGATCCGGAAATAGCGAGAAGAAACGTTTTCCCTCGCGAGAGACACGCCATTCCTGATCATGGCGTAGACCATCGAGCAGAGCGCACGCCGTCTGTCCGGCCTGAAAAGCGGCATTAGCCCTTGCCGCCTCGACACGCGCCTGACTTGCCGGAGCAAGCGTCTGGTTAGAGACGACAGCAAAACCGTTGGGAGTCGCGACGAGATCGAGCGACGGCAGAGCCTCTGCCCAGGCGTACCAGACGCAGAATCGCCGGGCAACAGAGACGAGATTGTCCGGCATACGTCGCATAGGCGAGATATAGCCTTCGCAAAATCTGACAGCCGTCTCAAGAAATCCGGAGAGGCGGTCAGACCAGGGAGTCTCACTGACGACAGATTTCTGTATATTGGGGATGACAGACCGGATCTGTTCATCCGAGAAAAATAATTCCTGCATGGCATAAATAAAAGAAGTCAGTAGAAAAGATGTAAGAAAGAGGAAATCAGACCGAGACCGTCCTGCTGTCCTGATGAGAATCGAGAGTAGTTAGCTGAATGATATCGACCGACGGCGAAACATACGCGTTCCAACCGTTGAACCTGCAGACAAGCCGGTGCACCTCAAGCATGATCTCATGATAAGGTTTCTGGAGAGCCTGCGCTATCGTGTATAGCTCGCGTTTGTCAGATCCGGAATTATTCGACTGCGACTTACCGGGCACCGAACCCACGAGGTTAGAGTGCACACGCATAGCGAAACAGATCATATTGACTGCCTCCTGGATGTCTGTGGTATAGTCGCCCCCCTCCTTCTCGTCAGAAGATATCTTGGTGACCTTGACCTCCGGGATCTCCCGACCGTCGGGAGTGACGAGAGTCGAAGAAAAGAGCACCTTTCCCGAGTTCTCCGCACCGGAGAGGAAGTCGATCATCTGCCTCTTCAGGGCGGCCACGTGCTCCTTACGTTTCTCCGGATCAGTGATTCCCGCCGCGTCACACGCCTTCTTCCAGTATCCGTTGGAGACCTCGATATGATACTTGATCGGGGCGGAGTTCCGGAGCTTCGCCTTTTTCGCCTTACCGATCAGTTTCTTGATGTCGTACCAGTCCGAACGGAATAGAGAGCCGTAAGCCGGAATCGGATAATAAGTCGAAGAAACCTTCGGCACACGCGACACGACGGCATAAATCCGTCTTTTGGGATTCACTTTCACTTTCCGGCGCAGATCCTCCAGCATATTGTCAGGATCGAGCATCGGAATGACGGAGCAGTCCTCCTCTGTCACATGCTCGCGCCACTGCGCATACACCACATACGGGATCTGACCGGCAGCAGACTGCACGCCAAACCGGCAGTATGCCGCATGACGTCTCATAATCCGGCAGATCTTGCCGTGGTCATCCAGACATATGAGTGTCACACAGAAGTCGAACATTTTCATGTCGGCGCACTGACCGAGCCAGACAGTGTTAAGATTATTGCCTTCGGTGAAATCTTCGATCTCACTTCTGACAGCAGCCGGGATCGCCACATCACTCTTAGGTCTGTAGCAGACACCGGAAGCGAAAGCGACCTCCGCATTGAAATTCATGCATGTGGCCACGGTCTCGTCATCGTCCACAAGCTCCATGAGCCGATAAGGCATCATGTTGTCATCACCCCATGGCATGACCGTAATAGAGTCGGAGACATGCAGAGGCGACAGCTCCGAGTCCTCGCGGAACACCTCGGCAGAAGGCGAGGTGAAAACGACGTGTCCCCTGAGTTCCGGGGCATACTCTACAGAAAAGAAATCTTCATCCTTGAAATCAGCCGGATCAGCGTTTCCTTTTCGGACAGCAGCATATCCGATCATAAGAACACCTCCTTGTCATTGAGAGCAACGATGAGCGAGTCGCGCACACAGCGGATCTCGCCGTTCGGCAGTTTGAAATTACGGGTTCCTGCATAGAAATTGACGCCGATAGGGGCGGCGTCATCGAAAGTCTCTAGATGTCCCTTTTTGGTGACAAACGAGATCTTGACCCTCTCCTTACGCGCCAGCATTCGCCGTGCGTCGGAAATGTGAATGGAGTCCATGATGAAAAAGTGTGTGTGTTTTGAATAGTGTGTGTTTCGTGTGTTTTTCCTGGAAGTCCGGCATAATCCGGAGCGCGGTCAGTTGAAAGAAGGATCGAACTGAGTCCGGAAGATGCGCCCGCGAGCGGCAGCATTTGCCGGAGACATCAGATTGCGGCTCAGCGTTGCGGTGAACTTGCACTCGAAAAGTTCGTCAGACTCGCGCGAAAGCTGAGTCTTCAGCTCCGAGACAGCAGCCGGGACACCATCGATCGAGATCGATCTTGCCGCCGGGAGCAGGGAGACCGGGATAAACTGGCACTCCGGCAGCGCGGCAGCGCTGACCTCATACTCCGAGACGAGCTTCATGTCATATTCCGTGGTGCGACCTCCTACCATGGCCGTATTGACCGTCCTTGTCCTCTGTAATGTCACCTTTGCGCGAAGGTAAATATATTCCGGAGCGTTCAAGCAATTCCGGCAGAAAATGACATGATGCCCACTCATAGGCGCGACGACAAAGAAGTGATGCCTGTTGCCGAGATCAGCCCTGTACAAACCGGGTTTCTCCGGAAGATCGAATTCATAGACGGCAGCAGCCCCCGACAGTTCCCCCTCGACCTGCAGAGACTCCGGAATCATATCCGATCCGTCATTGACAAAAGAGAGTGACAGCGACGGCAGACCTGTCTCTCTGATGTCGGAACCCACGGCAGCAAGAGCGGCCCTTGCGCCCGGAGGAGCCAGCGTCAGATCAGCGGAATCGAGGAAAGTAGAGTTGAAATCCAGAAGTATTCCCTCATTGTCGAGAGCGATCCGGGTCACGACCGCGATGAACGATACTCCCAGACCGCCGCCGTCAGCCGACACCCTGATCGAGCATGAAGGAGCGACGTCATCACCGGCGGCATCGATGACCATGTCCCCGAAATTCCAGAGTTCGAGCGTCCCGTCGACAACAGCGAACGAGTCAGAGAAAATCAGCTTTTCGGCCACAATCAGTTCCACAAAAGCGGAATCACCGACAATGCCGGAAAGAGTCAGTATATTGATCGACGAAGTCGGGACAATCCCGGTGATGCTTTTAAGATCCATGTTCGGAACATACTTTAGGAAAAACACTCTAAGTTACTAAAAATACGTCACATTACAAAACGCCCGAGGCAAAAAAGTCGCAGTCGGAGACCGGGAATTCCTCGCACCCGACATACAGCGTGTCGAAAGCGTCAGTACCGTCCGTGCGGTACTCGAGCAGATCCTCTTCGGACTCGGCTAATTTCTCGCCCGACTTGTCCTTGCGGAACCCGAGTCTGCCGCGTTCGACACCAGCGGCCTGCATGGCCGTGATAAGCTCTTCGTTGTTATGCCTGTTCAGATATGGAGTCAGCCGCTGTCTCCCCTTGAAGGCCTGGTTGATCATCAGGTATTTCATGTCATGTCGTTTAGGCTGACCGATATAGACATCGGTCACCTCCCATCCGAACCGGGTGAACGAGTCATGCACCACCGAATGATAAGTAGTAGGATTTGCCGCGTTGCGGCCGATGGCCGTTGCGTCATAATAGAAAATCACCCTCTTGCACCGATGGGCGGCGTAATACCTGCAGAAGTCGGCCACAAGTTCCGGGAGTTTACGCTCATACTTAGTGTAGAACGACTTAAGGACATACAGGCGGTCATTCACAGGCTGCCCGGCCACGATCCAGTTAATATTTGCGCCGTAGTCCATGCCGATACATATCGGCAGATCCGGACGCAGATCCCTGTCGGCGGAAGACAGGATATCCTCCTCGGCGACATCATAACCCATGGCGTCGAGCACACCGAGATCGTCGCCGTCATAAAGGTGTGACTCCCTCATGCAGGAATAATATCCGTCGCGGGCCAGACCTATTTTCCGGCAGAGGATCGAGGTCTGGAACGTCAGCGGCGTCAGGTCTCTTTTCATCTGGCGGATATAGTTCTCGCCGAGCAGCTCGAGATTCTCGATCGAAGAATATTCCTTGTAATATGTCGCCACGCTCCGGAGCTGGTTGATCTGCCGGTCGAGCGTCCGAATCTGCTTGATCAGGTGGTCAGGCGGCACAGATCCGGAACTTGCGGCATCCCTGACCTTCTCGCGGAGTCTCCAGTATTCGAACAGCGAGCCCTTGATGACATCGATAAGCTCGCGATCCATCTTCTTTTCGTAATTCAGGAACCATGATCCGCGCTTGGTCTGCGGCATGTCCGAGAGGATCATGAGCGAATGGTTGCACGCCCTCTTTCCGAAAAACGACTTAATACCGCCGTTAGCCGGAATCGTCTCCTCCTTGAGCTTTCGGTAATCGATGAACTTAGCCTCATCGACGAGCAGCCAGGATAGCGTCAGCGAGTTCGCGGTTCCTGTTCTGTCCTGCGAGAGCAGCACAGCGACAGAACCGTTCCAGAACGAAATGACGCGTGCGAAAGAGCGCGGTCTGATGATCGGTTGTCTGAAATGCGCCGGCGGCACTTTGCCGACCACATAATGCACGCCCTCCCTGTATCCCCACCGTGCGAACGCAGTCAGCACGCCGGGGATCGTATTCGTGAGGCCGTGCCTGTAAGTAGGCACGACAATTCCGCCGGTTGATCCGGGCATTCTCTGGATGCACCGGAGCAGGAAAGGCGCGGCGATAGAGTCTGTCTTTCCCGTTCGGCGTCCGGCGACGATCACCGAAGTATTGGCGGCGATCCACTGGGTGAGCAACTGCGGCTCATTGAAATAAACTTCATTCTTCATGCCGTGTATAATGCTGATCAGGGCGAGAGCGGTTTGTCGGCAATGCCGGACATATCCGTGATATCGGCGAGATCGATTTCCTCGAAACCGATATCCTGAATGTCGGCCACCTCCCGGGTGTACTTCTCGATCAGCGCGCGTTTGCGCTCCTTGAGATCGGGCATCGGTTCGATGCCGAGCACACGTGGATCCATGGTCGGGACGAATGGCTGCGGGGCGATCGCCGCCAGATCGATCTCCTCACGTTCGACATCGATACGATTGTATCGTGCATAATCGGCGGCGGCCTTCTCCATTGTGCGCGTATCGCCTTTGGTCTTGGCGATCGCATAGGTCTCCAGAATCATCTCGTTATATCTCCATCTCTTAAACTCCTGTGCAGTGCGCGACAGCTCAGGCAAGAGAACTTTAAGCACTGCAAGATCCGCATATGCGGTAGGACGACTGACCTTAAACCTCAGGCAGTCTTCCTGAACAAACTGTGCATCCTTTGCGTGCGGCTGCTCGATAAACCAAAGGTACATCGAACGGCAGCGGATGATTTTATCACGATCCGCCTCACACACTTTATCGCGGAAGTCATCGACATTCGCGAAAAGATACTCCCTGCACAATTCAATCGCATTCGGTCTCGACATGGCTTCACAAATTATTCATCCAGATCCATATTATGCATAGCCTTTCTGACAGAGTCAAGACCGAGAGGCGACCCGATCTTGGCAAGCTTCATCTCCTGCTGCAGGAGTGCTGCCTTTGATGAAGCCTTTCCCCGGAAATAAGAAGCTCTCACAGGAGAATCATAATTCCGGATTTCAGCTTTGAGTTCATACGGTTCCACTCCGATAATCACAGCTATATCGGAGATGGGCAGGAACACGGAAGCGAGTTCCTGAATTTGATCAAGAATTTCCTGAGAGTAGTTCATTTAATACAATTGAATTATTCCCTGTTACATCTTCAAACTGAACACGCAGTCTGTCATAGATAGCGGCAGATTCAGAAATAAAATAACATTCATTTCTGTTACCTCGTGTCATATTCTGAGAAGTAATGATCGTTGCTTTTCTTCCGGAATAAGATTTGATCAGAATCATTTTAACGCGAGTTCGGGATAAGAATATTTCATTTACGACCTATC